CACCTGAGCACGCTTTTTGGTTGATGACTGAACATAAGACATTCCCTGATTGGATTGTGGGCGATGGTGGAATCATCCCATCCATAGATCCAACTGACGATGAGGATGACGATTAAGCGCATAGCGTTTGTGAGTGACCTGCAAGTTCCTTTTTTCGATGAGAAAGCCACTAAATCCGTAGGCCGTTTTTTAGCCAAATGGAAGCCCCACCGCACTATCTGCATTGGTGATGAAATTGATTTGCCACAACTTGGCGGTTTTAATGCCGGAACTATTGATGAGATGGTTGGCAACATCCATGAGGATCGATTACTTACTCAACAAGTATTAACTTACTTAGGCGTAACCGACGTACTTGGATCTAATCATGGAATTAGGCTTTACCGATCAATCAAGAAACGATTGCCTAGCTTCTTAAATTTGCCAGAAATGCAATACGAAAAGTTTTTGGGTTATGACAAATTAGGCATTAAATTCCACCCCTACGGATTAGACTGGGCGCATGGCTGGACTGCCGTTCATGGCGATGCTTTTCCACTTTCCCAAGTACCGGGTCAAACGGCCTTAAATGGGGCTAGGAGGCTTGGAAAGAGCGTGGTATGCGGTCACACCCATAGATTAGGGGTTTCGGCCTTTACAGAGGCTTCTAGAGGCCATTTAGGGCGTACTGTGTGGGGCGTTGAGGTTGGCAATTTAGTAGATTTAAGCAGTTCAGGCATGGCATACACAAGAGGCTACGCAAACTGGCAAACTGGCTTTGTTGTTGCCTATGTAAAGGATCGTAAAGTTCAGGTTATTCCTATCCCGATTAACCCAGATGGCAGCTTTATATTTGAGGGTAAGGTCTATGGGGCGTGAAACCGATTATCACGAACGCACGATTGATGACCATATCGATGATTTTGAGGATATTAGCGTTATCTAATTGTTATACAACACTCCGAAAGAAAATAACTAAGCGTCCTTGATCTAGGTCATACTTTATGCATCACCCACAAGATATGTGGAGGATATGTAAGGGAGCAACATGGATCTATATGGAGAACTAAGAGATTTTGGCTATCTCTGGCTACTAGGAATGACAGCTGCTGCAATTTGTTGGTGGCTAGTTTTAGAGATTAGAGATACCGCATTCCAGAATGGTTACTGGAAGGGTCGGGCTGATGGCTGGAATATGCACCGCAGAATGATTACCATTAAACAGCAGTCAGATGAAGTCTTTGATTATGACAAAAACTGAGCAACTTTTTGATGAAGCCATTACAACTATCCAGTCAAGAGGTGTCGTGTATGGGCATCCTTACTACAACATGGAGCGAATCTCAAAGCTGGTCAGTTCGTATTTGGAATACCCAGTCATGCCTCATGACATCTGTATCTTTAACATCTTGCAAAAAATTAGTCGTTTGCAGGAAAGTCCAGGGCATCATGACAGTCTTGTGGACATTGCAGCATACATCGGTATTTACAAAACAGTTTACGATGCCGAAATCGACAGCGACTTCAAAAAAGGAGATGATCTCTAATGGCATTTAATCTTGAGGATTATGAGGATGTGGCTACTTTGAACAAATGGTTCATAAGTAATTTTCCGTCCGGTCGATCAGATATATCAGTCATCAGTCATGATGGCGAAAAGGGTTATATCTTGGTGCAAGCAACTCTTTGGCGAGATAGCAAGGATGAGCAACCATGCGTTTCCAATATAGCCTTTGGATCTAGGGAAACTTATATTCCTAACATGAAGAAGTTTTATGTTGAGGATACTGCAACAAGTGCATTAGGTAGAGCAATCATTCTACTCAAAGGATCTGATAAAACTGCTACCAAGGATGACATGCGAAAGGTTGAAAGCAATCCATCATTTAAGGAGAAGCTAGAAAGCCGCCAAAACATGTATGGCAAACCCGGAAGTAAATCAGCGCAAATCGAAACAATCCTGAGAGATAGTTTTGCAGCTGATAAGAAAGAGCCTGAACCGGTTGCTTGGTCTGTTGGTGATGTTGTGGATCAGATTGGATCATCAATACCGAATGAACCACCTTCATGTCAGCATGGTCATATTTTAAAAGAGGGAATCTCTAAAGGAGGTAAGCCTTACTATGGTTATGTTTGTAAAGCAAAAGAATGTCCGCCTAATTGGGCAACACTTACCGCTAATGGAAAATGGTATTTTAAAGGAGGTGAATAAATGGGTGAATTACAAATAATTGACGGCTCTGGCTTAACTGCCACCTTTACGGATGACGGAATAAAAGTAGAGCCATCAATGGTTACTTGCGACTTATGCAACGATGACAGATTACTTCATGAGGGCGATCTGCTTCGATGCTATTCCTGCCATGCAATAAACCGAATTCCTTATCATGCCTAATTACGATTACATGTGCGATGGTGAGGGGTCATTGATTGTATTGGATTTACCAATGGATCATAAAATCCCTCATTGTCAAGTATGCAATGCACCTTTGAGGCGTGTTTTTACAGTTGTGCCAACGATCTTTAAAGGAACTGGATGGGCTGGCAAAGATGGTTAATTTCAGATGTAACTTCTGTTCAGCCAATACTGAGTTTGTATGGCTTGACGGATATCCCGAAGCTGATGGCTTTAGAGTTTATCAATGCCTAAAGTGTTGTGCTGTGGGAACAAAGAATTTAGCAGAATCAACTGACACTCAAGAGCCTGTCATGCGCTGCACTAAATGTGGGTCTTGGATGTTTGCAAATAGAGATTGTCATACTTGCAGCTTAATCAAGGGAGAATAATGAAAATACTTAATCTTTACTCAGGTTTAGGTGGTAATCGTAAATTATGGGGTAATGACCATGAGATTACATCTGTGGAACTTGATCCAGCAATAGCCATAATTTATCAAAAACAATATCCAAATGATTCAGTAGTCATCGGTGATGCTCATGATTTCCTATTAAAAAATTACAAAAATTTTGATTTTATCTGGAGTAGCCCGCCATGCCCAACACACAGCAGTTTTAGATTTAACATTCAAGTTAGGTATAGAGGCACAGCAGCTGAGTATCCGGATATGAAGTTATATCAAGAAATTATATTTCTGAAACATCATTTTGAGGGTAAATGGGTCGTTGAAAATGTTAAACCTTACTATCAGCCTTTAATTGATCCAACATTTGTTTTGCAACGGCATTACTTCTGGTCAAATTTTGATGTGTCAAATAAAGAGTTTCAATCAGACAATATTAGAGGTGCTCAAATACCCGATTTGCAAGCATTACATGGTATTGACCTTACAAACTACAAAATACCTGAAAAACGTAAATTACTCAGAAATTGTGTGTATCCGCCTGTTGGCTTACATATTCTAAATGAGGCAATTAAATGAAATTTGCTTATGCTGACCCACCTTATTTTAAACAAGGAAAACGCCTTTATGGTGCATTACATGATGAGGCTGAGATTTGGGATGCTAAGCAAGCCCATTGGGATCTCATTGATCGATTGATGGCTGAATACCCAGATGGATGGGCTTTAAGCTGCAATCCTGCTAATTTGTCGTGGATAATCAAACATGAAGGAATTCGCATTTGTGCTTGGGCTAAGACATTTCATCAGATACGTCATGTGTCAATTCAATATGCTTGGGAGGCTGTATTAATTTATGGTGGGCGTAAAGAGAATAAACGCAAGCCTATGGTCAGGGATTGGATGAGCAGTTCGATAGCTATGCGTAAGGGGTTGGTGGGTGCTAAACCACTTGCTTTTAACTCATGGATATTAGACATGTTGAATTATAAAGAAGGAGATATTCTCAATGATTTGTTTCCCGGCACAAATGGTATGGCAGCTGCAATTGAAGCAAGACACGCTGACACGCCGTCAGATTTGGAGTGATGTGATACCCTTAAACGCAAATTCGCTTTCAGAGCGAAAGGGCGATCTGCGAAGCAGAAAGATCGCAAGGTTTGGTTTGGTGATACCTCTGTTCATAGTCTTGAACATAAGCCTTTTAAAAGATGATTCCGTTGCTAAATCTTGGTCTATAAATACATTAAAGCAATACGCATTCATTGAGTTAAATCACAGCTTTACTGAATTCTATTGTCTTGATGAACTCTGGATGAAAGAGAGCCGGTGGAATTACAAGGCTAAGAACCCTAAGTCAAGTGCATTTGGTATTCCACAGATATTAGGTCTTAAAGAAAAGAATCCAATTAAACAGATTGATAGAGGATTGGCTTATATTAAACACAGGTATGATGAACCTTGTAAAGCATTACAACATCATAAGATTAAGGGTTGGTATTGATGAGTAAGTCAGCTCTACGATCTACTGGATCGACTAGGCATTGGAGATCAATAAGATCTAGGGTGCTGCGTAGGGATCAGTTCATCTGTCAGTATTGCAATCAAGAGGCAACGACTGTGGATCATGTGATACCTAGGAGATTAGGTGGGCTTGATAGTGATGACAACCTTGTCGCTAGTTGTTCCAGATGCAATTTATCTAAGGGCGGGCGGTTTTTTGTGAGCAACAGGACACCACCGACCCCCCGTTCCTTTTCTAACCCACAAAACACCTCGATCGCCCACGCTCAGACTGAATCGCTTTGATTAATTTACAAACGGGAGAGATCTTGACAGATCCGACCTATTCAGGTTTAGGGGGTGTGCAAACTCCACGAATTCATTCAAAACTGACTGATTTACCTTCAAAGGGTCAAGACATGATTGACCTTGCCACCGAACTGGGCATCAATCTTATGGAATGGCAGCGGTATGTTTGCATTCATGGTCATAAGGTGCGTGAGGATGGCAGGTGGGCTCATTCTGAACTTGGTTTGATTATGGCAAGGCAGCAAGGTAAGTCCACGCTGATGATGCTCCGGATCTTGACTGGCATGTTTGTATGGGGTGAAGGCTTACAACTTGCATCAGCTCACAGACTTACAACATCACTTGAAACCTTTCGGCAAATCGTTGGCTTAATTGAAACCAATCCAAGACTTGAAAAAGAAGTAAAGAAAATCCGATGGCAACATGGAGCTGAGGAAATTGAATTGTTTGGCAATAGGAGATTTGTTGTAAAGGCTGCCAATAATGCAGCTAGAGGTTTGAGCAAACCCGAAACAATCCATCTTGATGAGTTGCGTGAATATAAGGATGAGGATGCTTGGTCATCAATGCGTTATTCCATGATGGCTGCTAAGAATCCGCAGGTTTGGATCTATTCATCAGCTGGAGATCAGCATTCCGTAATCTTAAACAAATTGCGTGAGAGGGCATTGGCGTCAGCCACGACCA